AACTCTTTTAGACGTTCTTTCAGCAATTGCCATTGCTCTCTGTCTCTGTATCGGTCTAATGGCTTATTTTGACGTTTTGGTCAAATAATTCTCTTTTTCTTTTTTATAGGTGTTCACAATGACTTTTTATCAAGCTGCAATTGACAATTTTCCCGAAGATCAAGCCACAATAGACGCTGACTTTGCCTTGAGCTTATTTGAGACAGAGGGCGCTGACTACTATCATCAATGGCTTATCAAGGAACGTTCAAGCGTTATTCACAATATATTTGATGATGATGAAGCTCAAATTAAGCGTTACATTGACCGCTTTAATGAGTTGACCGCTGACAAAACCCGCTTTTATATGTAATTTTATAGGTGTCAATAATGCTCACTCTACACAATTCAAGCAATTACGCTGCATATCTGGCCAACAGTGCTGGAATCATTGTCGAATCAACTCGCAAAGCTGGCGGAGTCAACATGAAGCCAGATCACCCTCAATTTGCAGAATATTTAGAGGCTTTTCGGTCAGCCATTGATTTACATGAGGCTGATCTACTTTGCAAAGCCCTTTTGTCCTAATGCTTAGACTGTTGACCCTTGGATTAGGGGTCAATGGCCTAGGTGTTTAACTAGGGCTTTCTTAACTTTTAAAATAGGTGTTAACAAAATGCAAGCAATTCACACTAAATACATACCCGCTTCAAACGTCAAAGGCTCACGAATCAAAGCTACTTCTGACAGTAAATTGAGTGTAACTATTTCCTACCCTAACGAATTCTCAGGGCATCTAACCCATTTTGAGGCTGTTAAGGCTCTAGTTGCTAAACATAAGCTCACATGGGACATTTCCAATATGTGTCATGGCGGCTCAAGTGATGGTAAGGGCTACACATTTGTTTTTTGTGATTCAAAGGTTTAATGATGGCTAAATACACAATCACTCACGGCTCTATTGCGGCTGTTCAATATGTCACCTTACCAGATGGTGACAAGGTAACTGTTACAGATGCAAGGGATGGCTCGGAAATTGAATTGCCAAAATTGCCCTTAGAAGTTCAAGCGGCTGTCAATCGACAATTTGGCACTATCTTTGCACTCCCTTATGACAGTAGACAAGCCTTCATTGATAACTCTATCCCCTTTGATGTAGAGGTGACAGAATGAAAACAGAAATACACATGACAAAACAACAAATTGACGACCTAGCGGGCAATGCTTTGAGCCATGCTTGCGCCTATATTCAAGACCATTTTGGGATTAAAACTGGCGACACTGCGGGATTGTTTTTTACTGGTGAGCCTCAAGACATCATCGAATCAATACTTCAAGACTACATCAGAACTGAGATTCAATTTCAAAACTTAGAAAATAACTGAAAGACTTATTATGACTAATAAATACACACTTGCAATTGAGAACGAATACGATAATGCAAAATGCAGACCATTTATCAATAAAGTTATTAAAAACTATAATGGCGAATTTACTGGAATATCAGAGCATTATGGTTTTGTGGATTTTCCAGATAATTGGATGATGGAGAAAGCACATAAACAATTAAACGATTACGGCATTATTGCCGCTGTTGTTGTGCATAGTCTTTAAACTCATCGGAGAATTAAAAATGACACAATCTCAAGCACTCACACAATGCCTAGTTCTTGCTTTAACAGCACCAGATGACCAAAAAGCAGAGCAAGCCTCTAATCTGGCAGAGCAATTAGCTTATGGTTTAACAGTAGATCAAGTTGAACAATGTAAAAATCAAGCTCTTGAATTGGTGGGCGCATGATCTATGCAACATTAGCCCTCATTCTGCGAATACTTACAAAACGATAACCTAAAGCCCTCTTCGGAGGGTTTTTTTACGTCCATGCCACCCTACTATTAACCAATGCTAAAAAACGTCTAGAAAGGGCTTTTATCGCCTTTTGAGGGCATATCCTCACACAATCTGCGGATGGTTTCATTCAGTGCATCTATTTCATCCATCTTTTGAATAGCCCATGCCCTCTTTTGACCATGCCATCCAAGCACTGGGTTTCTGTGGCAATCAACGCATAAAGCAATGCAAGTGTATTGCAGACCTTGTTTGTAGTGGTGAGCCTCACTCGGTGGTGGTGCTTCGCATACTGAGCAAGGCAAAGATTTAACCCTTGCAAGGTGTAGTCTTTCCTTTGCGCTTAGTTTGTTGTTCAAGTGGTGGCTTTCATTTCCATTCGGGCACTATATTGCTCTGTTCTCCAGCACTCTATGCGAGCTTGAGCCGAGGTCATAAGCCAACGAAAACGCTCTTCCTTCTCAACAGCTTGCCTGATGCCTTCTAAAATTTCAATGTAATCAGCATGAGCATAGGCATAGGTTTCTTGTTTGCCTAAAACCTCAGTTCCCGCTTGACTCATTAACTGAGCTTTTCTGCTTTTCCTGAACTCTTCTAAATACATTCTGTCAGCTTTGGCTTTGGCATATAGTGGAGCAGTATCAATTAAATATTGAATTGCTTTTGTTGGTTCGTTCATATTATCTCCACGACTAAATCATTATTTGATTTAATATAATCTTTGGTTTTCTTAATATATTTCTCGAATTCAGATCGACTAATGCTTGATTGTTGTAAATCAGCATATTCGATTAAATCCCTCACCGCTTTGATGCCTTCGCCTGATAAACCCATTTTCAATGTTTTTTGGTAGCGTTCTGCCGCTTGATGTAAGGCATCTTGTGCTTTTTGGCAAACTGGTAATACCTCATCTTTTCCGATGTTGTGCCTTGCCATCGTTTCACTTAGGTTTAAAACGTCAACAAGGGTTCTCCAGTCTGTTACTGTGCCTTGTCCTTTGGTCATTGCTTCTAGTGCTGAGTATTCGAGCATTCTGAGCTTGTCTAGCTTATCTCTGTGGGTGATTGACGCACCTACTATTGCGTGAGTAAGTGGGTCAATCAATGCCCATACCTTGCGTTTAGTTCGCTTCCGCATTGCTTTCTCTTGATCTTATAGCTTCTCCAATGTGCATTGCTTCTCTAACCTCTGCACACTCTGGAAAACCTCCTTTTACCCAAAAATCAACTGCCATATCAGCCAATTTTGCACATTCATCACGTTCGGCAGAGGCAATAAGGTTGGCAAAGCGTATAAGACCCTCTTCATTAAACTTCAGGCCATGAATAGTGTGTTCTATTGCCAACTTAATAATGTCTTCGTTAGTCATACATCCTCCATCTTGTAGTTCAGCTTGTGATGCTGAAAGCGCATTGCCGCCTCCATTTCCAATTCAGCACAAGCCTCTTGTGACATACATCCCACAATATCACGCCCAGAGAACCAAACTTCTTTGACTGATTCGTTATAGGTGGATTTGTCCTCGTCTATTTCGTACTCATAGACTACTGTAACGATTTCGCTACCTTGACCGATTGTTGTATCAAATTCCCAAGTTTTTTCCATCATTCACTCCTGTTTAAAAATTAAATGTTAGTCTTGTTTTGCAAGGTTTTCTATTGGGACTTACCCTAATCCAAGCATTCTTTTATGCAAACATCTACTCCTGAAACACTTGAATAAACCTTGGAAACATGGATATTCACGATCTGCGAATCATCCTTGTAAACAACTCCATTCATAGCGTCTTCTACACTTTTAAGCACATTGGATGCATCTGGCTTCTTAATTGGCTTCTCCAAGCCGTTTAAACAGGCTTCTATGCGCTTTTTAGGCAAAGACTTAGGGATTGGTGCTCTGATGTACAAATACAGCGTTACAGGGGTTTCCAATGGTTCGCTACTTCCCATTGCTTCTATTGCGGCTTCTTTGATTAAAGACTCATAGTTTCTTGTTTTGTCAGGGGTGTAAGTTTGGACAAAGTTTCCTCGCTTTGCATACCTTGCTCTTTGTTTGCCAACAGGGTCAGCATCTACTTTAAAAGTGACCATGAAGCTCATAGCAATGTCCCATCTTTAATTCTGTTCATATATTCTCGGATTCTGTCTCTAGCGCCAGAGCCATAGATTCGTTCTGCTCTCTCAAGTCTGGCACGAATGAGATCACGATTCTTGGATGACTCCCAATTGCGATAAAGTTCCCTTGCTTCTGCTTGCTCAAGGATTACTCTATCGCTTTGGCCTTGAATGTTTCTTCTACTCCAAGTCACCAGTTAACTCCAAGGCTTTGTTTATCAGGTGGAGAGGGTAAGGAACACCCTCTTTAACCTTGTCTAACAGTCTCATTGCTTCAAAGTAGTTCATACAAATAAAAGTTGTTGAGTTTTAACAGTTGTTCCAGAGTCGTATCTCTGTGAGTCACCTTTTGGATATGGCATAACTTCGTATTTCAGCTTAGATCGCATGACTTTTTTGTCAGTTTTTGACCCGTGAAACGAAATGTATCTATGCTTTCTTGAACGCTCTGTGTAATAAAAATCATCCCCATGAAGTTCTTTAATTTCTTCTAATGTCAAGCCATCACTTATGGTTTTTGAATGTTTATGTTCTTGTCCTTTAATTGTCCAATCAACTCTATTTGCTGAAAGTCCTGTGTAAAGAAAGTTTGTAGCTTGATAAACATAACCTATATGGCCTTTTCCTGTGTCAGCATAAGAAACCACAATACTTGGTTTAGGCAATAACTTAATTGAATTCGCAATAAGAAATGATGCTTCGTTTTTGTGGTTATCCAACAAACAAACTCTGTTTAGTTCTAAAACTTTGTCTGTATATTCTTTTCCACAGATTCCCATGCAAAGAGATGGTGACGCAGGGATTCCATAAGTCACCACACCAACCAAAATGTCATCTTTATAAAGTCCAAACGCAAACATAATTTGTGGCATACGCTTGGCGTAGTGTTTTTCAAGCAACCAAGGCTCAACCTCAAAAGTGTTAATTGGTAAAACTTTCATGCTTTACCCCTTAATTGAGCCATTCTTTCTAAAGTCTCCAAAGATGGAGGAACTGCTTTTTTTCTATCAGCTTCAATCTTTAGCAAAACAAGATTAGGCTCATTTGATGGTGGAACTGTGACCCTGCCAATGTCGGCAGGATTAAGTTTTACTGCTTTTGTGTTTCTCACCCAATTACGCCAAGTGGCAAACCAATCTAACTTCACACCCTTTTGACCAGCTTGGGCAATCCAATAATCTTTGAATTGATCAAAGGTTCTGGTGGGGTGAAGCTCTGGCCTTGTCTCTTTACAAAACTGCTCCCATTCCAATGGAAAAGAAAAATCATTAGCGAGGCGTTTGCCGAGTGCCTTCTTATCTTGGTTATTGGTTATTGGTTTATGGTTATTGGTTAGTGGTTCTTGGTTAGGGTTATTTTGGCTATCTTCTGGGATCCCAGAAATAACCGACTGGGTTTTCTTTGGCCTACCACCTAGCTTCCCATTACGCTGATTTTTCTCAGCTTGTTCATGGTAATCTTTAATTTCAACTTGAATGCGTTTATGTGTGTATCCTGTTTTGCCCAAAACAAAGAAATCTGACAAAACATTTTGAAGAAATTTAACCTCATCAGAACCCAAACGTAACCGCCTGATAACCATTTGGGTTTCTTCTGGAATTGGTTGTTCATCAAGGTAATACCAATCAATCAACTGGCGATAAATGCCATGTTCAATTGTTGATAGATGGCCTGTATCTTTCCGATAGTCGGCAATATTGAACTTGTAGTAGTGCATAGCTGTCTCATGTTCCAATTCTCCCTAAAAGAAACTGCGGCAGGAGGGGAGACTTCTCTTTTCAATGCGCTCATGACTTCGCATCTAGCCGTGTTTCAAAACATTGTATCAAATGAATTGATTGTTGGTAATCTCTTTCACAGGTTTTGGTCTGCCAAGCAATCTTTTAGCCTGTGCATTCATCACCGCATACTCTGATTTACTGAAGATACCTTTGGCGTTTCTGATGTCGAAAGGGTTCAGCAAGCACCGAGGCTCATCATTGACAACTTTTTGAGCCTCAATCATGTGTGGTTCAAGGGTGTACCTAGCTACTCTATAGCGACCAACCTTGACCTCTTCTGTGGTTAGCTCACCTTTGTATCTCAACTTCTTAGCTGTGGACAATACAGAGGATTTAGGCATCCCTGTTAAATCACAGACTTCTTGTGAAGTAAGTGGCCCATTCTGTAGA